AATAGAATTAAGAACCATGTGTCGAACAAGGTCTTCATTTACATCAGGTTCATTCGCCAACTGCATCATCATGTTGGAAATCATGACCTGATTCAAGTCAAGTATCATCATTGTATTATATCTCAATATAGCTGAGATTATATATTAATCTATTTCTTCGCTCAAGTCAAGTATTTTTTGAATGTGTCCTTCGTCAGTCGGACGCTCCTTCCAGTACACATTATACACATCTGCCTTATCATTATATGAACACTCAACCATTTCGTCAATTACATTATGGAATGGATGTTCAATGTCCATATATCCATAGACGAATGATCGAACAGATTCCATTACATAAAAGAAATCTTTAGCGATCTTGTCATTTCGATCAACCATTCCATATGAATCAAACAACTCGCCCAGCTCATCAACTAAATCATCAATGATCGCATCGGCATCTTCAAGATCATGTTCTAGTTCTTCAACTTCCTTTTGTTCTTTTTTTGCATTGAAGTCTAGTATTTGAGCCATTAGTATCCCCTGGTTTTACGCCATTCGGCATCCATCTCCTGAGTCCACACCATTCCAAGATCCATGTACCATACATTCACGCTTCTATTTATCTCGCCATACTTATTGTAAGATGGTGCGATACAAACAGACTGAGTGCGATGCTGCTGTTCAGCACCATAGAACATATCAACATAGTCGCCGTTGGCTAGATACGCATTTAGATTGCGAATGTAACCTTCCATCGAAGCAATACGAGCAGTTGCGTTCTTGTCACCCATACGAAGATTTTGCTTTTCAGCGGTAATCTTCTCACGAGTATGCTTAATTACCTCACGAATGCTCGGTAGCGATAGAGGATGGTCCTCATCACGCTTCAGGACGTTCTCATGAATGTTTTTGTATTCAGGTGTAGCGTTCGCCGCACGTGCAGCTCTCGCCTTTGCAAGACGCTCAGAAGCTGCCTGCTTCTGTTCTGCAGTCATAGTGCGCTTGACTTTCTTACGCTTCTTCACTTCGATTGGAAGTTCGCCGTTCATAGTAATCCCTTCAACATGTTAGTCCACTCTGCTGCTCGCAGATCCCAGTTATAGAAATTATCTACCCAATTTTTCTGAAAGACTAATCTTCTGGCCATATTATCATCACGAATATCCTGAATCGCACCAAACAACTGATTCGCAAAGATATTGGCGTGTGTTTGTACATCCTCATTAAACTGATACATCATAGCGAAGTTGCCAGTCGTTTCAGGCAATGCCGCATAGTTTGGACATACGATAGCACAACCAGCACTCATGGCTTCCAGCGCAGCAATACAGCTGGTCTCTGGCCAAATGTTAGGATAGGCAAAGATATGCGCCTTTTTTAGTGCTTCACGAACAACATGGTTTGGCTGATAACCATGGTAAGTCATGTTCGGATGCTTACGAGCTGCCTCAAACAAATCTTCGTATGGCTTATCACGTTCCTTCCAACCATACGCTTCAAAGCTGGAGTAAATGTCCAGGTGTACTTTATCACCAAGATGCTTAGCAATCTCTTCAAACGCTGGGATCAGAATCTGCAGTCCACGATGCGGAGTTGTATGATAGATCAAACGAACTACATTATCATCCTTTTGCTGGTCCAACATAATTGGATCGATCGCATTTTTAAGCACGATTGATTCATTGTACGGAACACCGTGCGCAAGGTTGTATGTCTGTAGCTGATAGTTGGATACAAACACCAACTTAGCAAAACGCTCACGCTTCTCTTTATCACGCAGATGCTGCGACTCAGGATCATCCCAAGTATCGTGTAGCCAAAGAATATTCTTTTTCTTTGGATCAGTCCAACGCACTCGAGACTTAATAATGTAGAACTGATCGAGCAAATCGTTATCGACACGCTCATACAGTGCTTTGTTCATCAATTCGGTGCCACCCATAGCACCTTCATAGGTGCCATCTGCAGATGGACCAAGTTCTACGGTTTCAGTGTCATCAATAATTTCTAAACTCATAATCTTAGGTTTCCCGCAACAGATACTCTTATTTCATTTGATAAATTCTTAGTTACCTTGTGTGTTATTCCCCCAGGAAATAACATTAGTGTTCCCTCAATTGGTGTGATTGGAGGTATAGCAATTTCGCAACCAAGTGGGTTTAGCACAAAACAAAAATCTCCACTGTTTTTGGGAACATTAACATAATACACAAAAGACATATCTACATTATTGTGTGCATGCAGATCAGTGCTTTCTTTTGGATATTGAATGTGCGACCAGTATTCAAACAAAGGAAAGGATTCAATCCCAGTGTAATTATGTATTGTGGTCCTAATTGACTGCAATAACTTGCTCGTTTCTGGGCATAATGATGGCTCAATTACAAAGTCTTCAAAAAAACTATCAGCTGGATTTTCGCTAACTCTTTTTTGATTGGTTTCATTCACCAACTCAGCAAAGATACTAGCATTGTCAGCATCAAGCTTGAATAATGGTGTATCTAAACACCATCTTGTAATTGAACCAATAAACAAACTATTCATATTTCACATTTTCAATTGAGTCAATACGGAAAGAACGCCATGCTGCCTTATCAGTATCCCATACTGCAAGCACCTCGTCGTTCACCTTACGAGTACCAGTTGATTCAACAACAGGAACAACGGAAGATTCCAGAGTACAATGCATCACTCGCTTCTCGCCATCCTTCTTAGTAAAGGTAACAGTCGCAGGACCAGAGTGCAAATGATGCACCAATTCTTTCTTAGTGTACTTCATTATATATTCTCCTATTACACGCACCCAGTTGGTTTCGGCAGACCACCATATTTGGTAATCGGTTTCATTGGACCAGTCATCCACTCTTTGAACATTTCTTTTTGATCCATGCCTGCATACTTCGCAAACTTACGAATCGGCGGCACAGTCGCATTCTCATCATAATACTCTCGTGCCTTCATAATCTGCTCAACCATAGATTCGGTCAGCTGGAAATCATCTTGCTTTGCCATCTCATACATGACTTCTTCAGTCCATGCATTCATGTCGAGCAGATAACCATCGCCGTCTCTTTCAACCATTACTTCTTCCCCTTCTTCACAATTTCAGGTTCGTCACAATTACGAACTTCAAGATCAAGATATTTCAGCAGCGCAGAGAACTTATTCATCTCACTCACGAGTGCATCGTAATTGATTTGATCCTTTCGCTCTAATGATTCAATATCAATCTTGAGATGCTTACGATTCATTTCGATAATTTCTTCAAGATATTCTTTTTGACTCGTTTGAAATTGTCGGTGTAGATCTACTTTCGATGCCAATCCGACCCAAACATAAAAGGTCAACACAAACAACCAAACGCCAAACGCCAAAAGTGCAATTTCAATACCTGTCATCACTTCACCATCATTTCATTTTTAAGATTTACCCAAGCACTCTCAACCTTTACGAGTGCCATGCGAACTTCTTCAATTTGCTGTCGCAGTGCTTTGTTCTCAGAACGCAACTGCTCCACTTCTTCTTTCATCACAATACACTTATGCTGTGCATCAAGAGTCTTGTAATCTTCTTCCATCAGCCTTGTCCACGATAACGCTTGAACGATGCTTTCTTAGATTTATTCATCGAAGAAAACTTGACATTACCACGACCAATTGAGGTCTTTTTGTTATTGAGAACATGTCCACGAAGAACACTACCAATACCACCAGCTGCTTTTGCCATTTTATGCTCCTATAATGTATTCAAAAAGTCTGTACATAATGTACAACGATCCAAGTATAGTTGGAATCACCAAAAAAATCAACTCTGCTGTTTCAACCTTCATAGTAACTGTACCCCAAAGCAAGAATACCAACCAAAGTCATCAACCCATTAGTCACGATCAATGGCTTGTCTTTCATCTTAAGCGAAGCGATGAGCCAGAGCGTACCACCCAAAACCTGTACGATTGGTCCATGAGGATACAATCCCAGCCCATTCAGACCGACCGACACGATCAGCGTGATGGTAGCAGCCCATTTTACAGAATCAAGCGTCATACTTACTCATCGTCCCATCAATCACAGTCCAAGCCATCAGAATCAGACCAAGAGCAACCAAAGCCATTCCAGTCATCAGACTAGCATTTTCGTTTTCGATGCTGCCAACAGCACCAAGCATCAAAATAAAACCAGTAAAAAAGCGAATCATAATCTCTCTCCTTACAATAACTTCACAATTTCTTTCCCACCAAAATAAAACCACTGTCCAGTAGGTTTGTCTGTCTCAAAAATTTGATTCATCATAGCAGTCCGAGAACTTTGCTTGGTGTAATGATTACCGTTCACAAAGAACCGATCGCCCACTTTCAAGTCTTTGAACATTAAATTCATATACGAATATCTCATAATCTCTCTCCTATTAAAGCTGAGTCACACGACCAGTCAGTACATTCACAACACGCTCACCTTCACCGAAGGCAGCACGCATCTCAAACTTCTCTTCATCAGAAGCTGGACCAGAGTGATTGCGGATGTAGGCACTGAGGAACGCATCCTTCGCTACAATCGAAGCAGCGACGGTCATGTTCAGTTCCTTCTCAGTGATCAGATCCATCTCGAACCAATCGTTCAGCATGTCCTCATTCGGATTGTTAGCATTTGGTGAAGTTGACCAGAAGATCACACCGTTGCGATTGTCGATGTCAGCGTACATCTCGAGCAACTTGCTCGGTGAGTAACCAGTGAAGGTATTGTAGTTGTTCCAGGTTTGACGTGATAGCATAATATAGTCCTCTCTCAGTTGTTTTCTCTCAATCAATGCACATATTATATCCGATCCTGCGACGAAAGTAAAGCCATAAAATCAATAACTTACATGCCCCCCTCCTAAGTTGTTGATTTAGAAGGCAAATCTCCTTATACAAATTTTGTATGACCCCATAAATTTTCCTATGGTGCTAAGTGTTTGATTTAGAAGGGGATTTCTCTTGCAAAATCAATAACTTATCCGCCTCCTGGTTTCCGATGCCCTTTTTTGTGGTTGATCTTCTCGGCGAGGACGGATTCGGGGAAAACGTGGTCGCAGCGATTGGTGGGGTTGAGATTCTTAATTTGAATGCCGTACTCCTCCATGGCGATGTCCCAGGCATAGGCACTGTGCCACTCTGGATAGTCGAACAAATCATAGGATAGGTATAGGTCGGCGAACCGATATAACGCTCCTCTCGTCCGCTCTGAAAGTCTGATGGCATAAAAACCGATCTCCGAGTGAATCGGTGGTCGCTGTAGAGTTGCTGCTTCCGCATCACCCAATACTTTCTCCACCCACGACTCATTCACATCTGCATAGAACTCACAGTCAGCATCCATCCAAACTAGAATATCTCCATCCACCCAGTTTTTATTTGCTTCCAATACTGCCTTTGGTGTAAATGCTTGCGGCATCCACTTCATCGCATCGTACTTCCATCCATCCTGTGGGCGGATACCCTCTTTCTTCACATACATTTGTTTCCATTTGTTTGTGAAGTATTCATAGTCTGGTAAAGTCTTCAGACTAATTTGTTTCGCTCTTGGGAAGTCTAGTGGTTTATCTGTTACCACTGTTAGATCAATGCTTTTATCCCAATGCTTTGTGTAGGTTTCTGCAAAAATGGAACCATATCGTTCCCATGCTGTTCCCCACATCAATGTACAAGTATGGACTGTCATACTTCTCCCCCATGCATACGAATAATTGTTCGGTTGATATACGGTTGTTCGTAGAGCAGCGTGTAAATCATTCTTGCGACTTCCTCTGATTTCAGGAATCTCTTCATTGGATGATTCTCTCTTCTACGATTTAGATTATCCAGATCAGTTCTATTCTGCGTCATTGCAGTATCTTCAACGATACTTGGTGCAATACCGACTAACTGTTGATTGGGTTTCAATTCTTTAGACTCAATATATTCGTGAATCTTCATTTTCCAATGAGCATAGTTGTCATCAAACGAACCCTTATATCCACTCTCTGAACCAAGAATACAAACTCTTGCATTTGGATTGATCAACATAATCTTATCAACTGCCTCTACAATACTGGAGTAATTGATATATTCAGATTTGTATTGTTCTTCTACACTTTGGTCTGTTCCTCTTTTTGGAACCAGAAACCCTTGACAGAAAACATATCGATCTGCGGTAAGATATTCATCGATGTCTTCAACACGAATACCATGCACTGTTTCGCCACTTAGAAGTTTGACAAACTCCAGAGCGATGTTGCTGCGAATACCAGTAATGATCACATCACTCATAAATCATTCTCTTAATCTCACGCTCTGCTTCGATCACAGCGTCAATCTTACCTGAACGAATACGAATGCGTTTGTCTGATTGTTTGACTACATGAACCAGTCGAGTGTCTGCTGCTGACAATGGCATCGCTCTAATTGAAAGCATATAGTCGACCACTCTGAAGTCATTAACGTGAGGATAGAAGTGTGCCATACTTTGGATCATATCATCTGCTTGCTTCTTAATCTCTTCCTTGGATAGATTATCAAGTAATAATCTTGCTTCTCCCCACGTCTTACATTCTTTGCTGAATGGAGTGTACTTAGCAGAAGATAGACTGAGCAGATTGGAGTCTTCATTCCATGGATACAAACTTGGGAATGGACCATCCATAATCGTAACTGCCTTGTATGCTTCGCCCTCGAGCAATGGCACAAGGCAAGGTTCAAACCGATCGATCATGTACTCATCGTTTGCACAGAAGGTGCAATCAATCACATAGTCCCAACCCTCTTCAGACATATCATTCGAATTGAATACAAATACATCTTTGAGTTTCTCTTCAAAGAATCTCTTTGCCTTGTCAATAACGATATGGCGTTCACCAGTCATGACTGCACCCTCCACATTCTGCAATCCAAATTCTGCTGGATCGTGAATGGTGAGAATCTCAATCTGATTCTTCAGTACAAGATGGTATGTACCAAAGTCTATCATCGAGTGATCGTTGGCAATCGCATAGATGTTGATTGGAACAGCACGAGTGAGATTACCATACTTGGCGAGGAAGTCAGTTTGATGATCCTTACATGCCTGCTGTGTAACCATTGAGCGAGGATAATGTGGTGCACCAAGATGCAAGCGAGCAGGAATCTTACCAGACGCACCAGTAAAGATACCATCAGCGATCTCGTGGAGTTCTACCTCATGACCATCTTCTAACAATGACAAAGCAAGATGGCAACCAAACCATCCTGATCCAATAATCTTAATTCTCATTTATAATGCTCAGTAATCCACGGATAATTATCTGCCCACTCAGGATTCTTGATTGCATCACGTGGTCCAGGCCACATTACAATACGACAATCTTCGGGCAATTCTTTTCTTCCAGTTTCCAAAAAGTCTTGACGCATGTCATAGATCTGATCGCCCTGTGTCCAATGTGCTTCGTTTTCCAAATCTAGCAATGAGTTGGTGACACCCTGATCTGTACCGTTGCCAACACGCTTAGACATTGCTCTGCGTGGATGTTCGTTGAAGGTTTCCCATACGAATGACCGTGCGCCAGTATTCATCATGTACATACCGTTGTTCATACGCCAACCTGTACCATCTGGACCTTTCATTCTATAATAAACGAAATCCTCTTCTCGGTCAAGTAATGAAGTGATGTCACCTGTGATGATCATATCCAGATCCATCTGTACGAATCGTTCACCCACATACTCCTCAAACTCAGGTGCAAATGTAAACAGACGATGGTAGCAACCACCTAACTGCCGATGCGTATTCCAAAGGTCAAACTGACGAATGTCTTCAGGTAGTTCTGATTCTTTATGATCCGTGATCAGTACATAGTTGAATGGAATATGTAGATTACGCTTCACCATGTTGTAGTGGCGCAGTACATGTTCGAATCCATAGTCAACCTTGGATGCACCTTTTTGCGTAGGAATTGACTCGAGTTGTCCCTTTAGCGGTTCCCACTTAAATGTTACGACAGTAAGCATTCTGTATATTCCTTCTTCTTCGCCACATAGATTGGATTGTCGTACTTGCGTGGACCTTTGCCAGTCCAGATTGTAGTGCCTTTCACAAACTCCCAATCCATAAATTGATTGTCAAACTTCTCAACCATATCATCAGGCACTTTACTGAATACGGTATTCAGTGCAATCTGATCATTGAACCACTGGAATGGAAGTTCTTTTAATACTTCCTTGACTTCATTCGCAATAGACCAAGCATCAACATCATAATAAACTGCACCTGCTGCTACCTTCGTGCCTTCTTGCTCCCAACCAACTGTGCCTGGTAGCGATTCACGTGGAAAGTATCCTAGTGGTTTATCTGGGAAATCAAAGTCATTCATGATCATACAATCAACATCAACGATCAGCATTCTTCTTGCATACTCAAGAATCATTGGCGCACGAAGGAATCGTAATGATGCGTAGAATGCTCGTTGGGATTGTGAATCCATATTAGAAAAGTCAACATCTTCCCAAGTCATGGTGAAGTTGACTTTGGTTCTAGCATCCATTGTGATTGCGAGTTTTCTACACTCTTCAGTTATATTCACCACATGAATGTGAACATCCTTACCAACTTTGTCGCAAGAATAAACGAGTGCTGGTGCGTGTTCTAGAAAGTATTTGTCATCACATGCCGCAAAGACCACTGGTCCAGACGGAAACTGTCCATAATTCATTATTGTCCTTTTGTCACATCGAATCCATTAGAAGCAGTGTATCCTGCTTGTGATTCTTTTTCATACTTAACCCAAGTGCTAGGATCAGTTGAATAGTAATCCGTTGCCATCATACCTGACGCAATCGCTTCATTATAATACTTATCAAACAATGCTTCAACATCAGGTCTACGATGAGCACGGAACTCACCATCAAACCAATGCTTACGACCCTCTGCTTCAAGACGAGTCGTTGCATACTTGCCGTGAGGTTGCGTACTCATATCAGTATAATGCAGAATCTTAATCTGGTCAAGCGGATCATTCTCGCCATCGAAGTTGTTCCACTGACGATCAAATGACTGCTGAAGTTCAGGATTCGCTTGAACCATTCTAAACATACGCTGATGTGCGTCAGGAATCAGTTTCATACGATTCAAAGGCAACAAAACATCCTTCGCTCTTTTACAATTCCACTTGGCAACACAGGTACGCCAGTCACCTTTCATTTGGATTATTGCTCTATCATTCCATGGATTATTCCAGAGTTCGGCGAGATCAGCAAGGATAATCATGTCTGAATCCATATAGATTGCTTGTCCTTCATAGTTACAAGCAGCAGGAATACCCCAACGGAAACCAGAGAATGGAGTTGCCCAAGTGCGAGAATCCCATCCATACCATGGACTGGTTTCATCGGTGGTGTGCTTCATCCATGTGATGTCAATAGGTAGAGAGGAATGCTTGCGTGCCGTGTACTCAAGCACCATTTGTGATTCAGCGTCTTCACCATTAGGAGCGCAACCAACGAACAACTTAATCATTTCACTCATAATTCATATTCTCCATTATATAATCTGCCTTCAAGTATATGCTGTGGCTTACGGTGCCATTTACCGTTGATATTTTCGTTTAGGAATCGTTCATCTTCGAGGACATTATGGAGGAACTGTTGCCGCACCTCTTCATAATTGCAATCACCTTCCGTTTTGTGTAACGACAGTATGATTCGTCTGTGGCTTTCATGCCCAAACTCTTTGACTCGCTCTTTGAGGATTTCGCTTGATCCATAATACGATTTCCAATCAGACTCTTTCTTTACTCGGCGTGTTTTGCCTTTTGCTTTTCGCTTCGAGTAAAAATACTTTCGACCAATATAAAGTTTCCCATCAATCAACGATTCAATACAGTACACGAACCCAACGAAGATACCGATGTCTGCTGATGTAAAAGGTTTGTTATTAAAAGTCCAGGGATTATTATACTCTTCAGTCGTCTTCGAAGTCAAGCTCATCAAAGAACTCAGTATCTTCAACTTCAGATTCTTCTTCCACATCAGTCAAATCAATATCTGCACCACAGAATGGGCAGTACATCGGTTCATTATGATTCACAATGCCATCAATGTAATTGATCTGATAATCCGCACCACACGCATCACATACGAGTTCGTACACAATTTCAGACATAAGATTTACTCCGTTGGTTTATTATGGTTATTTATTATTATTGATATGCTTCTGACCAAGACCCTTTAAGACCTGCAACTTCATATTCAGTTACTCGATTCTCAAAGAAATTTGTATGATCAGCACCATTCAATACCCACTCCAACCATGGTAATGGATTATCCTTCACATGGAAGTTTGGTTTCAATCCCAACTGCAGCAAACGGCGATCGGTAATGTAACGAATATACTGCTTGACCTCATCTTGAGTCAATCCTTCAACATCACCAATCTTATATGCAAGTTCTACAAACTTGTCTTCCAGTTTAACTGCTTGTCTTGCCATCTTATAGATGTCTGCCTTAAACTCATCATCAACAATACGAGAGTGCTCATTACAGAATGCTTTGAAGAGTTTAGAGTTGCCTTCAACATGCATTGATTCGTCACGGATAGACCACTCTACAACTTTGCCCATGCCCTTCATTTTACCGAAGCGTTGGAAGTTGAGCAGCATAACGAATGAAGCAAACAACGCAACACCCTCGTTGAATACAGTCTTAGCAAGCGCAAGACCAAGACCCTTTTGAGTATGTGGATCAGCATCCATCATGAAGTCAACCTTGTCAGTCATCTCTTTATACTCAAGGAACGCATGATACTCTGAGTCAGGCAGACCAAGTGTTTCATTCAACAACGCATAGGCACGCTGATGGATGCCTTCACGAGCAGCAAACGAACCCAGCATGTTACGCACTTCGTTGTTCTTAAACTTCGGAATGAATTGATCATAATAGTTTTGACCAACAGCAACATCTGACTGAGTGAACAGACGCAGAATGTTGGTAATGTATTCCTTTTCGATAGGAGAAACACGACCACCCTTCCAGTCAGTCACGTCTTCAGACAGATCCAGTTCGTCTTCAATCCAATGTGCTTTCTCATGACGCTGAGTAATCTCTACTGCCCATGGATAGTAGAATGGTTTGTAGGTCTTTGAGAACTCCATCAACCCACCACCTTGCTTCTTAACAAGACTATCACCAATCTTCATCAACTCGCTGTAACCACCAATCAACTTGTTGTTGATGATAATCTGAGGAACGGTGCGTGCGCCATTACACTTCTGCATAAAAGCAAGCAGTTGCTCCTCATTGTACAACTTGTTCTCAGTGTAACTGAAACCGTGCTGCGTCAACCAAGTCTTTGCTTGTACGCAGTATGGGCAGTTGTCCTTTGTATAGATTTCAATCTCAGGCGTGGCAAGCATGGCATTCATCTTCATTTACCTCTACGAATTCTTTTAGTCTTTCTCTTTCAATCTTTTGTGCAACATTCTCAGCACGATTACTTGTTTCGGTTCTTAGATAGTATAAACCCTTTGTTCCATAACGCCAAGCATCCATATGTACTTTATGCAGATATGCTTTGGTTGCTCCAGCAGGGAAGAAGATGTTTAGCGACTGCCCCTGACAAAGATACTTCTGCCGTTCTCCACCTTGGCGTACAACCCAATCCTGGTCAATCTCAATTGCTGTCTTAAACACTGCCTTTGATTGATCGTCCAACCAGTCAAAGTGTTGAACGGATCCACCGTTGGTGATAATTGACGACCAAGTCTTGTCGTCATTCCTGCCAAGTTTCTCAAGCAATTCCTCCAGATATTTGTTCTTTGTTAGATGTGAACCAGCACGAGTACGACTGGTGAATGCGTTTGCTTTCCACGGTTCAATAGATGGTGAAGTGCCACCAATCAAAGAACTGTTCGCATTAGGTGCGATAGCAAGCAAGTGTGCATTGCGTACACCATAGCCAACCATGTCCGGTGCTTCACCACGCTCTTTAGCCAACTTCATAGATTCGAGGATTGAGTCGTTCTGAATGCGCTTGAAGATCTCTTTATTTACAGCAAGTGCCTCTTCAGATTCGAAGGCAATTGAGTGTCGTTGCAGGTAGGAGTGGTATCCCATAGCACCGAGTCCGAGAGATCTTTCTCTTTCGGCTGAGTATCTTGCTCTTGAGATTGTGTCTGGTGCGTTGTCGATGAAGAACTGAAGGACATTGTCCAAAAATCTCGTAAGGTCCCGAACCAACGATGTGTCTTTCCACTCATCATACATCTCCAGATTAAGTGAGGACAAGCAACAAACCGCAGTGCGTTCATCGTTTGTTGCCAAATGAATTTCGTTACATAAGTTTGAACCGTGAATCTTTAGTCCAAGTTTCTTTTGTGCTTCAGGCAGATAACGATTCGCAGTATCAATGAAGTTGAGGTATGGCTCACCAGTACGATAACGAGTTTCAAGCAGCATTTCCCACAGCTTACGAGCAGGCATACTATCTCTTACTTCATTATGATTAGGATCTTTCAGATCCCACATTGCACCATCCATAACTGCAATCATAAAGTCGTCAGTCAGATTTACAGCATGATGCAGGTTTAGATTCTTACGATTAACATCCCCTGTTGGAATACGCATCTGAATGAACTCAATAATATCAGGATGCGAGATGTCCATGTAGGCGGCATAGGAACCCTTGCGAGTCTTACCCTGCCTGTATGCTGTCATATCAGCATCAACAGTATGAAGGAAGGGAATAGGACCAGGAGCAATGTCACTGATAGAACGAACATCGCTCCAGTGACCACCCACGCCGCCACCTTTAACAGAGAGCCAACGCAACTCTGCTGTGTGTTCAATAAGTCCTTCGAGGGAGTCTGGAACATAGGCGAGGAAACATGAGATTGGGAGTGCTTTGGCTTTTTCATTCGGTAGT